AAGAAAGCATATATGGGACAACTTGCTAAATCACCTGCTGCTCCTGCAGTAAAGACAAGAGCAAAGCAAATGCTTGTTGGTGAAGACTATATTAATATGAAGGGTATTGTAGCAGATGGTGTTGCATCTGCAATGTATAAAGTATTTGTTGATGAGCATCATGAAAAGGATGCAGAAGGTAATACAATTCCACATGAAGAAATAAACGAAGACGAGACAAAAGAAAAGACATATAAGGTAAGAGTTACTGATAAAGAGTCTGGTAATTCATATGTAAGGAATGCAACCCGTGCGAAGATTGCTGAACTTCGTAACAATCCAAATATTTCATCTGTTGAGATGACTGAATATGGTGAAGTTACTAAGTCTGAAAAGTATAAAGGTTCAAAAACTGCCTCTGTAAAATCAGGTAAAGGAGTAGACTATGATGGTGATGGTAAAGTAGAAAGTGGTTCTAAGGAACATGCTGGTGTAGTTCATAATGCTATTCAGAAAAAGAAAGGTGGAACTCCTGATGGTAAGGATACCAGAAAGGAAAATTATACTTGGAAGGAAGCATTTGGGGGATTAATCGAAAAAAAGTCCGAAGAAGAAGATAAAAAGATAACGGGAAAGGGTGTAAACAACAAAAAGTTGATTAAAGTTTTCCCTGATGATGTTAAGGAAGATGTTGCAGTTGAAGTAAAGAAAGAGAATGAAAAGGATCCTAATAGCAAAGCTAAGAAGGAGGAGGATGAAGATCCAAGATCTATTCCTACAAAAATGAATTTGATAAAGAATAAGTTGAGAGCAATGGGACTTAAGATGTCTCAAGAACTAGAAGGTGAAAGTATTGAGGAGAGTGAGAAACTTGCTCAAAAGGCATATGATAGAGCACAAAAATTAGGTGCAAAGAGAAGAAGTAGTTCTAATCCTCGTGGTATAGGTAAAAGTGAAAGAGCTGGGTATAACTTAGCACAAGCACAGAGAAGTCGTAATACAGATGCAGCAACACAAGGAGGTCCACAGACAGGTGGAGGTTCTAAGTCATTTGGATATGCTAAGAACAAAAGTAATCCTGTAAAATCTAAGAGTGTTGGTGATAGTGGTCAAGTAGGTCACGCAAGAAAGAGGGATGAAAAAACCTCTGTTGGTAAATCAGGTAAGACACTTAAAACTTCTAAGTATAAGTTGAGTTTTAAGGATAGACAAACTCATCATACAAGATCATCTGCTAGTAGAAGGGATCCTAAGCAGAACCCTAAGCATACTGCTAATGAATCAGTTCAATCTGCATTAGATTCTTTGAACACTTACTATTCAAAGAATGATAAACTTCATGGTTCTCTAATTCATAATGAAGATGCTGCACTTGATTTTGTAAAAAAGAAGATTGAAAGAGAACATGGAAAGGGTGCATATGTAAGTAAGGACAACCCTATGAAACCTCAAAGTGCTGCTGATAAAGCAAAGGCACGTGCTCATCAATCAAAAGTTGATGCAGAAAATGCAGCAGCAAGAGCAAAGGATCCATCACAGGGTCGTTATCCTAAAGGATAATGCCAGCAGTATCTAAAAAACAACAACGCTTCTTTGGTATGGTTCGTGCTGCCCAAAAGGGTGAGATGAAGAATCCATCCAAAGAAGTTTCAGATGTTGCAGGTGACATTAGTATGAAAGATGCTAAAAAATTTGCTAAGACAAAACACAAAGGACTACCCGAAGTGAAAGAAAGTGTAATGGATCTTGTACGCAAGTACAGTAAAAAGAAAGAAGAAAAGCAACCACAGAAAGCAATGGATGCTGGTGCTAGGGCTAAGAGGAAGTTAGCAAGAAGAGAATATAAATCTAAGGTTGGTGCAATAGTTCCTAGTGAATTGGAAGATCAAAAGAGTTGGATTGACTTTAAGGGGCACTTTCATATATGATGTTAAATGATTTAAAAGTTGATCCTTATGAATGGTTTGATGATTATCATCTTCCAGAGAATGGAACTCCTTATGTAAATCCTTTAGATCTAATGCCTATCGCAACAAATCAACCTTATAAAAGGGTTGATCCACCAGCAGAATTAATGGAGGTTCCTACATCCGTGACTAATCCTAAACCCACTAAAAAAACTAAAGAAAAAAAGAAAACACCACATCATATAGCATATGAAATAGCAACAGGAAAAAACAACCCTTTTGCAGTAGGAGGAACAGAACAATTAGGTGGTGGATCCGAGACAGTTCAAAAGTAACTGATGTCTAAATAAATTCAGTTTAGCTTAAAATAATGACAAGCTTGATCGACCCAAAAAAATATACCAAAACACTTGACCTATTAAGGTCATTTTTTTTGTCTAAAAATTTCTATGAAGTTCATACTCAGAACCGTTTAAGTATCCTTGCTGCTTGTGAAGATCCAGAAACAGTAGCAACCTATAACTACAGTGGTGATGTATGGCCGTTACCACAGACAGGGCAGATGTGGTTGGAGTATGAATTACTTTCTAATCCAGATGCTGCAGGATTCTTTTGTTTATCTACTTCATATAGAGCAGAACCCAATCCTGTACCAGGTAGACACGAAACTATCTTCCCTATGTTTGAGTTTGAAATGCACGGTGGTGTAGAAGAACTTGAAAGGATGGAGATTGAATTATGCGAACATCTTGGTATTCCTTTAGAGGAAGGTTCTATACAAAGTTATGATGACTGGACTAATCAGTTCAATACGAAAGAACTTGAGCACGAACATGAAGAGAAGATTGGTCGTGGTATGATTACTAAGTTTCCTGAGTGGACATCACCTTTCTGGAATATGGCTAGGTATGATGATGGTGTAACTAGTAAGAAAATTGATGTAATCTTGAATGGTATGGAAACTATTGGTAGTGCAGAACGCAGCACCGATAAGAAACAGATGCGTGATACATTCTATACTATATCAGATGGTCAGTATGCTCAACTGATTATTGATTTATTTGGTAAGGAAAGAGTAGAAGCAGAACTTGAGAAGTTCCTTGAGTTTGATTTCTTTCCTAGAAGTGGAGGAGGAATCGGTGTAACACGTATCATGCAAGCAATCCCTGATTAGGGATTCTTTGTGAGGTGACGAAATTGGTAAACGTGGTAGTCTGTTTAACTACTGTTCCTGGCGGGACTTGAAGGTTCGACTCCTTCCCTCACAGTTTAAGTAACTATATAGTCTAGTTATAATTTAATATCATGTCAGACTTAGGACTTGATGCTTCACAGGAGACAAGAATCACTGTGATGCAGTTAAAAATAGAAAGATTGGAAGAGAAACAAGACGAATTGCGTGAGAGATTAAAGGTTGTAGAGAAGTGGGTAATAGGTGCTGCAGCAGTATTAGCTGCTGGAACTACAGTCATAGGATTTGCTACTAATATATCTAAAGCGTATCTCTAAGTAAAAGGCATTATAAATATTTGAAGAAAAAGATTTACGACAGGTAAAACAATGGCTCTTTGGGGTAATAAAGATTTTGTATATGGGGATGGTACAATTGCCGTCAATCTAGATACAAAGAAAATAGTTGGAACGGGAACAACATTTACAACAGCAGGAATTACCACTGGTAATGTCGTTACTGTTGGTGCAGCTGCAACTTTTGGTTATGCTGCAGTCACTGCAGTTGATAGTAATACTGTTCTATCAATCACTACTGATAATTTTGTTAGTGGTGTTACAACAGTTGCTGCAGGTGCAGAATATTTTATCTCGGAAGAACCAGTTTATGTTCTTGGTGATTCTAAGTATGATGCACCTCAAGCTAAGACAAGTGGTGGTAATACACTTACTACAGATATCTTTGGTCTTGATGCGGCTGAAGTTGGTGTAGCACAATCTACCGCATATGAAGTTGCCCACCAAGGATGGGTTGGTGTTCAGACATACACTGACATGCACGGTAATCTAAGAGTTAAGAGTGAAACTCTAGTTGCAATAGGCATTGCTAATGATGCAGAAGATGATACACAATATGCAGATAGCTAATAACATGTGATATGATGATATGAAGTTTAATGAATTGAATGAGCATAATTATATGCTCTTCGCTATAAAATTTTACGATAATCCACAGGCACTGACAAAAGAAGATTTTGAAGATGATTTAAAACGAATTAAGTATGTTAAAAGACTCCTTAAACGGTATAAAAATACTGGAGTTTTAAAAACAGATTTAATTTTAAATCATCTTACTGTCTTGTTTAACGTATTTGATGATGCTGCCACTCCTTTATTATTCTATAATTTAGAAGAAGATCTTTGGCCGTCTGTTAAAAGTTTTTTGATATTTTTAAAAAGAGTACCTGAATACCCTAAGAGCCATATTCACGGTATTCCCGAAGATGAATATTGTATTAAAGAATTAAACCTAGTCTAATGGACATTAATAGAGTCATCACTGTTATTAGAAACTTAAAGGAAGGAGCTCCTACTAATAACACTGGTTCTAATGGTTCTACGGCTGGGTTTTCTGGTGCTGCGACAGGTGCAATGACTGGATATGATAAATTATTACATGAACCAATACTTGATCAGGATTATCAAACTCCTGCAGGATTGCCTTATAGACTTTCAAATGTATTCCCTGCATATAAATTGGGGGAAACTGATATTGATGATATGGTAGACGCTTCTAAAGAGTATATGAACATCTCAGACAAATCAAATAATGATTCTAGATTGGATAGATTGATCGATATGGTTCGATCTATTCGAGAAGAAGTTGCTGTTCCTCCTGCTAATAATGCTAGTAGTGGTGCGATTGCTGGATTACCACCTGATAGTCCACCTGTGTTTAAGAAGAAAAGAAAACCAACTCCAGTAGGTAGATACGGATCACGTAAACTGTGGTTGCAAGATTTAAGGAAAGATGGAAAATAATTTGTTGATAGAAAGATTAGAGAGAGTAATAGAAACCCTTCAAGACAATTCAGTCAAGATGGGACAGATGCTCGCTGTTCATGATGAGAAATTAAATAAGCAGGATAGGATAGATGCGGTATTATTTGAGAAAGTGGAATCGGTTCACAGAGAAGTCAGCCGTTCGACTAAGGAGATTAAGGCAGGATGTGAGAGAGATATTCGCATGGTAGATGAAAGACTTCGCATCATGGAGAAGAAGATGTGGAGTATTTTCGGTGCATTAAGTATCATAAGTTTCGTTGTAAGTCCAATCGGACAAAGAATTGTTGGTTCAGTATTGACACCAGCACTAGAAACAAGTATAATACCTCAAGAGATTACACTTGTGGATGGATCTAGTTGATTCAAAATATATTGGACTAGTTTCCTCTAGACTACAAAAATTTAAACGGGTCAAAGCAGACCTCTATAACTTCCGTTGTCCTATCTGTGGTGATTCTCAGAAACACAAGAACAAGGCACGGGGGTATTTTTATCAGGTAAAGACTAACACTAATTTTAAGTGCCATAACTGTGGTGCTAGTTTGTCCTTTAATAATTTTTTAAAGCAGATAGATTCTACTCTCCATAAACAATATACTATGGAGAAGTTTAAGGATGGATTTACTGGTAAAGGATTTGTAGTAGAAGAACCTAAACTTGAATTTAAGAAACCAGTATTCAAGAAAAAATTAGATTTGCCAAAGGCATCAGAGATTCCTGCTGCTAAGAGTTATCTTGAAAAAAGGAAGGTAGACTCCACTAAGTTTTATTACGCTTCTAAGTTTAAGGCATGGGTAAATACTCATAAAAAAACATTCGATTACATCAAAAAAGATGAAAGTCGAATCATAATTCCAATGTATGATACCGAAAGTAATCTAATCGGTTTTCAGGGCAGAAGTCTAGTTCCTAATTCTGTTAAATATATCACAGTCATGTTAAATGAGGAGGCACCAAAAGTATATGGATTGGATAAAATCAATAAGGGAGAAATTGTCTACGTCGTTGAAGGACCTTTCGACTCAACCTTCGTTAGCAATAGTGTGGCTATGTGTGGGAGCGATAGTAGCTTGGCGTGTCTTGAAGGAAGCAGCATTGTTTATGTTTACGATAACGAACCTCGCAATAAAGAGATTGTCGGGAGAATCGAAAAATGCATAGAAAAGGGTGAGCAGGTAATTATCTGGCCCACAATGATTGGAGATAAAGATATTAATGATATGGTACTTTCAGGACATGATATAATGTCAGTTCTGAAATCAAATACATATTCAGGATTAGAAGCACAAATCAAATTTAACAACTGGAAAAAGGTATGAGCAACGGCACGAAAGTCAAGAAGAGAAATGGTTCTATTGAACCACTCAATCTTGAGAAAATGCATGTTATGGTAGAAGAGGCATGTAAGGGACTCGCAGGAGTCTCTGCAAGTCAAGTAGAGATACAATCAGGGATACAGTTCTATGACGGAATTACCACGGAAGAAATACAGGAGATACTTATTCGCAGTGCTTCTGATCTTATTGACCTTGATCATCCTAACTACCAGTTCGTCGCTGCTCGTCTTCTTCTTTTTGCTATAAGAAAGCATTTGTTTGGACGTATGCATGAGAATCCATCTGTAATAGATCATGTGCAAAGATGTGTGAATAGTGGTGTGTATGATGGAGAAATATTACAACTCTATTCCCAAGAAGAGTTTAATAGGTTAGAATCTTTTATAGATCATGACCGTGACTATCTTTTTACTTATGCTGGATTACGTCAAGTAGCAGATAAGTATTTGGTGCAGGACAGGAGTAGTAATGAAGTATATGAAACTCCACAGTTCATGTATCTTATGATAGCTGCGACCATATTTTCTAAATATCCACAAGAGACAAGATTAGACTACGTTAAAAAGTATTATGACGCAATCAGCAAACACCGAATCAACATCCCAACACCAATCATGGCCGGGGTCAGAACACCCATTCGTCAATATGCATCTTGTGTTCTGGTTGATATTGATGACACCCTCGATAGTATCTTTAGCAGTGATATGGCTGTTGGCAAATATGTCGCACAACGTGCTGGTATCGGCATTAACGCAGGTAGAATCAGGGGCATCAACAGCAAAATCCGTGGTGGAGAAGTTCAACACACAGGTGTGGTCCCCTTCCTCAAAAAATTTGAGTCAACTGTTCCTCGTCCTCAAAAACAACAAAGGAACAGAAGACAACAGAGTCAGAAAACTCGACTACAGCATCCAGTTAAGTGCAATATTTTACCAACGCTTTATCGACAATCAGGAAATCTCGTTATTTTCCCCTAATAATGTTCCTGACCTTTATGAGAGTTTTGGGACCGATAAGTTTGATGACTTATATTGCCGTTATGAAAATGATGAATCCATCCCCAGAAATACAGTTGGAGCACAAGAACTTATCCTCGACCTTCTTAAGGAACGTGCCGAGACTGGTAGAATATATTTGATGAACATAGATCATTGCAATACTCACTCATCCTTCTTGGACAAAGTGGAGATGAGCAATCTATGTCAGGAGATTACTCTTCCAACTAAACCTATACAACACATTGACGATGAATCTGGGGAAATTGCTCTCTGTATCCTTTCTGCTATTAATATTGGCAAAATTAGGGATGTTTCGGATCTTAAAGATCTTTGTGATCTTAGTGTTCGGAGTCTTGATGAACTCATTGATTTTCAAGGATACCCCGTCAAGGCAGCAGAGATCGCTACTAAAGCACGTAGAAGTCTTGGAGTTGGTTTCATTGGACTCGCACACTATCTCGCCAAGCAGGGTGTGAAGTATGAGGATCAGGAAGCATGGAAATTGGTTCATGACTTAACTGAGGCATTTCAATACTATCTTATTAAGTCTACTGTTCAACTTGCAAAGGAGAAAGGTGCTTGCACTTATTCAGATAGAACTAAATATTCTAAAGGAATCTTACCCATCGATACCTATAAAAAGGATGTTGATGATATTGTTGCTAATGAGCTGAAGTATGATTGGGAATCTCTTAGAGTGGATGTCAGGAAGTACGGTGTACGGAACTCAACATTGTCTGCACAAATGCCATCGGAGAGCAGTTCCGTTGTGTCAAATGCAACCAATGGAATCGAACCTCCTAGAGACTACTTGTCCGTTAAGAAATCAAAGAAAGGACCTCTTAAGCAAATTGTTCCGTCTTATGGAACTTTAAAGAATAATTATACATTGCTTTGGGAGATGCCTAGTAATGCTGGTTATATTAATGTGGTTGCAGTTATGCAGAAATTCTTTGACCAAGCAATTAGTGGAAACTGGTCTTATAATCCAGAGCACTATGAAGGATCTGAAGTTCCTACTAGTGTAATGGCACAAGATCTTTTAACTACATATAAGTATGGTTGGAAGACTTCTTATTATCAAAATACATATGATAATAAGACAGATGAAGTAGAATCAATTACAGTGCAAGATGGCACAGCAGAAGTTGGTTTTCAGGGTCATACCCAATTACAAAATTTAATATCTGAATTAGAAAATGCTGAAGAGTGTGAGTCCTGTGCAATTTAAAAAGTCATCAACGGATAGGCAAGAAATGTCTAAGGTAAAAGGTATGACCGTCTTCAATACAGAAGAGGTTAACACTAAGAAACAACCTATGTTTTTTGGTAAACCTTTGGGGGTTCAAAGGTATGATAACTTTAAATACCCTCAGTTTGAGAACTTGACTAAACAACAGTTGGGTTATTTTTGGAGACCTGAAGAAGTATCTTTACAGAAAGATCGTGGAGACTATCAAACACTGCGTCCAGAACAAAAGCACATCTATACGAGCAATCTTAAATACCA